TCCGCGTGGTGCGCGATGCGCCGCTGCAGGACAGCTGGATCTGCGTGGGCGGCAGTGCGCGAGTGATGCGGGAGGCGGTGCGATGAGCGTTGGACAAGGCCTAACCCGTCGCATCGGCGTGTTTAGTTTGGACCTTCGACTTGTCGACCAGATGCATCACTCAGTGATGCTCGTGATGGCTGAGTGCGCGATCGTAAGGGCAGAAATTCGGTGGGACACCATGCGTGTTTGGTACATGGCGATCAGTCATCAGTTTCGCCCGATCCCCGAGGGGTACATCGCGCACGAGTACACATGGAATGTATCAATCGATCGATTCGGAACCCGCTTTGCTCGGGCGACCGAGATGGAGAACAGAACGATCGAGCAAGGTCTATGGCGATGACCACCCCCTTCACCCCCTCCGAACTCGCCCGCGCCTGGGCGCAAATCCGGCCGCTCGACTGCGAAGACGAAAGAGACCGCACAGACGCAATGACACGCCGCCTTCTCTGCGCCAGTGACGAGGTACTGCTGCGCGCGCTGTATCCGCACTTGCCCACCGCGTGGGTCGCGCGCGCGCTTGAGATGACCGTCCGATCGGTGTACGCACATGCGCGCAGACGGGGGCTGCAGAAGACCGCTGAGTACCTGGCATCGCCGCATGCCTGCCGGCTTCGGCGCGACAGCAGGATCGGCGCGAGCTTTCGATTCTTGCCTGGCCACGTTCCGGCCAACAAGGGCAAGAAGATGCCGCCCGAGATCTACGCCAAGTGCCGCGCCACCATGTTCAAGAAGGGCGGCTGGTCCACGCGCAACGCGGCCATGTACAAGCCGATCGGCACGCTGCGCATCGGCAGCAAAGACGGCTATCTGGAGCAGAAAATCACCGACGCGGGGCGCGGCGGACAGCGCTGGCGCGCCTATCACCGCGTGGTGTGGGAGCTTGCACACGGGCCGATTCCCGTTGGCCACGTTGTCGCATTCAAGCCAGGACGGTTCAGCACTGACCCCGCGCAGATCACCGCCGACGCGCTGGAGCTGCTCACCCTGCAGCAGAACATCGCGCGCAACACCATCCACAACTATCCGCCCGAACTGCGCCGCTTGATGCAGCTGCGCGGGACGCTGAATCGACAGATCAACCAGCGGGCGCGCAACCGTACCAACAAAGCCCAGGAGAGCAATGCATGAGTGCAGCACCGCCAACCACCGACGCAGCGGCGACCAACGTCGAGGCGCTGCGCGACGAACTGTTTGCCACCCTGCGCGCATTGCGCGCCGGCACGCTGGAGGTGGATCGCGCCAAGGCCATCAGCGACGTCGCGCAGACCATCATCAACAGCGCGAAGGTCGAAGTCGAGCACCAGCGCGTGGCCGGCTGGCAGCCCGGCGCCACTGAGAGCGGCTTTTTCGGCAAAGCGAAGACGCTGCCGCCCGGGATCTTGGGCTCGACGACGCACCGCATCAAGGGCTGACGTGACGGTCTACGTCGACAACATGCGCGCGCCGTTCGGGCGAATGCTGATGTGCCACATGATCGCCGACAGCACAGAAGAGCTGCTGGCGATGGCCGATCGCATCGGCGTCGCGCGTCGCTGGCTGCAGCACGCCGGCACACCGCACGAGCACTTTGACATCGCCCTCAGCAAGCGCGCGCTCGCCGTTGTCGCCGGCGCGGTGGAGATCGATCTGCGGACGCTCGGGGCGATGTGCATGCGGCGCCGCGAACAGGGGCAGCTTGGCCAGCCGGGCGACGCATTGGACTGGATCAAGCAACGACACCAGGCGCAGGCATGACCACCCCCGACCCCTGGCTCACCCCCGAGCAGCTGCGCACGCTCACCGGCTACCAGCGCCAGGCTGAGCAGATCGCGTGGCTTGAGCGCAACAAGTTCCGCAACGGCACGCACTACTTCGTCACCGCCGCCGGCAAGCCGCGGCTGCTGCGGGTGGCGCTGGAGAACCGTGAAGCGCCGGCACCCACCGCCGGCGCACAGACTGTCCGCGCCGTCGGCCCCGATCTGGCCGCCATCCGCTAGCCGAGGCATCATGACCCCCATGGGCCGCCCCAAGTCCCGCCACAAAGACCTGCCCCCGCGCATGACCGCGCGGCCCAGCGGCGGCCGGCTGCTGTACTACTACACCGGCGGCAAGCGCATGCTCCCGCTTGGGCCAGATCTCGCCGCCGCCAAGCGCCGGTGGGCCGAGCTTGAATCCGGCCCGCTGGCCAGCGTCGAAGGCACCTTCCGCCAGGTGGCCGCGCGCTACCGCGCCACCGTGCTGCCCACCAAGGGCCGCAAGACCCAGCTCGAGCAAGACCCCCAGCTCGATCGACTGGTCGCCGTCTTTGGCGCGATGCCCATCGCCGACCTGCGGCCGGCCGACGTCGCCGCGTATCTGGAGAAGCGCAGCGCAAAGGTCATGGCCAACCGCGAGATCGCGCTGCTCAGCCACGTGTACAACCGCGCCCGCGTGTGGGGCTACACCACCGGCGAGAACCCCGTGCGCGGCGTGCCACGGCACCGCGAGACTGCGCGCAAGGTCATCGTCACCGACGCCATGTTCGCCGCCGTCTACGCCCAGGCCGACGGCGTGCTGCAAGACGCCATGGACCTCGCGCTCAGCATCGGCCAGCGCGTCAAAGACGTGCTCGGCGCCCGCCGCAGCGACATCATCGACGGCCACCTGCAGATGCGCCAGGCCAAGACCGGCAAGCCCCTGCGCATCGAGATCACGCCCGACCTGCAGGCCATTGTCGATCGCGCCACCACGCGCAAGCGCGCCGCCGCGTCGCTCTGGCTGCTGGCCAACGACGACGGCAGCCCGCTCACCTACTGGCAGCTGCGCCGCAAGTTCGACGCTGCGCGCGAGGCCGTGCGCGGTGATGGCAAGGATGAAGGGAACGTCGCCCTCGCCGACTGGCAGTTCCGCGACCTGCGGGCCAAGACGGCAAGCGACATGGAGACGCTGCAGCGCGCCCAGGAACTGCTCGGGCACACATCAGCACAAGTGACGCGGCGGGTGTACCGCCGGGGAGAGAAGGTCAGGCCGCGGAGATGAGCAGGCAACTGCCAGATTACCAACGCGTTGGTAATCGACCTGCGTGGCGCCTCTAAGTCCTTGATTTTGGTGCTGCTGGCCCGACTCGAACGGGCGACCTACTGATTACGAATCGGTCGAGTTCTTCAGCAGGATCAATCAGATGGCGCGATGTACGTTGGCAACCATCAGCGCCTAGCCTGCGGAGGACCATGAGCAAAACAGCGAATTACCAACTCGGCCGGACAGGCATGCGCGCTTGGCTTGCGTACAGCCTTGCCATTGCGCTTGCGGCGTGCCTGGGGGTGTGGACACCCGCCGACGCGCGATCGGCCAGCCAGCGGGCTGCATTCCAGCGGGCGGTGCCTTGCCCGTCGACCGGGAAGCCGGCAGGCGCGTGCCCCGGGTGGGAGGTTGACCATCGCACGCCGCTGAAGTGCGGCGGCCGGGATCACCCGGACAACATGCAGTGGCTGACGGTGGCCGAGCACCGAGCGAAGACGGCGCGTGAGGCGAAGCTGCGGTGCAGGGCTGAGCTGAGGTTGCCGCAGGAATAACGACGAAGCTCAGCGGGCCGCCGTCAGGCGGTCCGCTGGAGCGCAGGGTTAGATCGCGGATTTGGAGCGCGACTTGAGAACAAACAGTTCCCAAAATGCAGGGTGCATGCGCCTGTCTCCGGCCTCCCATTGCTGCCAGGTGCGGCACGTTGTGTGCACCAGCGCCCCTGCAGCGGTTTGGGAAAGGCCGGCCTTCTCCCGCGTTGCGCGGATGACGGCCGGCTCAGGCTCAGGACGCGAGTTCGGGGTAGCCGAGTTCATCAAGTGCGGCGATCAGTTCGGCGCCGTCGAGTTCGCGGACGTAGGCCCGGCCGTTCTTGGCGACGCGCTCCACGCGAACCATGCCGCGGGCGTGCGTGGCGAGGTCGTTGTAGGTGCCGCACCAGCCGTGCAGGCGGGGCTGGTTCGACAGGTTGGTGTGGGCCGGGACATCGCGCAGTTCGTGGCGCTCCCAGCCTTTCATGGTCTGGTGCTTTTCCACGAGGAAGCCGATTTGGCCAACGGTCAGGGTCTCATCAGGGCCAATCCACATCGAGGTCATGTCAGGTCTCCAATCACACGGGCTACCGGCCCGGACGGAGGACAGAAACGCTCTGTCCATGTGCAGAACTATACGCGCATTGCGCGTAGTGCGCAAGTGCTTTTTTCTACGCACAAACCCTTGAATGATGGGGAGCGATCTAACGTGATTTATCCAGAGCGTGCAAGCTCTGCATGACCTACCGCCGCACTGCGCAGTACTCCGCCGCTCGGCAAGCAGTCATGCAGGCCGGTCGCGACCGCGCTCGCGCGGAACTGGCTGTCGATTACCCGAATGAGCTTCCAGATCTCCGCCTCCGCATCACTGTCGAGCGGCTGGACTTCGGCCGCGAGGTGCATGTGATTGAGCTGCACCGCACGCCGCGCGTCGATCAGTACCGTGTGCTCGTGGACGGCCGCCTGTGGCGTGACCGGATTGGCCTGGCACGCGTGTTGGCCGGCGTGCGCAAGGGACTGCCGCGCGTTCGGTCACCGCGTTCGGGTTGACTACACGGCTTTGTTCGGCTGCGTCGGCATGAACGCGGCATCGAGCTCCACGGTCACCCGCAGCCGCACGCGCACGGGCACGGCGCGGCCGAGCTGGGGGTCGTAGACGGTCAGCGGCAGGCGCACGTCGACGCGCTGGGGCCAGATCGTGCGGCCGGAGCTGTCTTCGGTCAGGTGGCCGCCGGCGCGCAGGATCTCTTCTGAGGCCAGGCGCGCAAGCTCGTCAACAGTGAGCTGCGGCACGGTGCCGGGCGCGCGTGAGGGCGCTGAGCCGGCGCTGGGTCATGGCGGGGGCCGGTCAGTCGTCGCCGGCGGCACACGCGCTCGGCGTTGCCCAGCACGACAGCGCGCGGTGGCGCGCGGCGCAGTCGCCGTACAGGGCGACGAGCTCGGTGGTCCACGCCAGCAGCTCGCCCATGTCGCGGACGTCCGCACGCTCAAGGCCCGGGCACGGCGCGGCCAGATCCGCCGGCGGCGGCATTCGCGGCGTCGACGGCAGCGTCGAGCAGCCGGCGGCCGTCATCAGGCAGGCTGCAGCGATACTCAGGGCGGACAATCTCACGTTGCACCTCGATGCGGTTGACGGTGCGGATGCGCTCGAGCTCGGCGCGCACCTGCTGATAGGCGGTGCTGACGGCTTCTGCGCGTTTCTGATCCGCCAGCAAGTCGCGCACTTCCTGGCGCAGGCCGGCGGCCTCCCGCGCTTCGGTGCGCCACTGGTTGACCTGCCAGCCGGCAAAGAGCAGCAGGCTGGCCAGCGCGATCGCGGTGAGAATGCGGGCGGTGAGCATCAGGCCAGCCGCGTGCCGGTGTCGTCAATCAGCAGCGCCATGTGGCGCGGCGTGTCGGTTAAGCTCACGTGGACCCACGCGCGCGGCGTGTCGGCGAACTCCAGGATCAGCTGGTCGATACCCAGGTCGCGGCGCAGGCTGCGCAGGTAGTAGAAGACCTCACTCGGGGTGCCCTTGCTCGGGCAGCGGAAGTCCACCGCCTGGCCGGTCACGTGCTGGCTGCTGTCGCGGCTGCCGAGTGCGCGGTTGAGCGCCAGGCTGCGGTACCAGCTGGTGACGATCACCGGGCCGAACAGCAGCCGCCGCACGCGGTCCATGCGCTGCGCGGTCTGCTGCAGCACCGGCAGCAGCTCGGTCGGCGGCGTGTTGTCGATGCGCCGGCGGTCAGCGGTCTCGCTGGCCACCACCTCGCCCCAGGTGAAGCACTCGCTGATCGCGGTGTGCAGCGGCGGCAGAACGGCAGCCGCGCTCACGCCCGCCGCTCCCGCCGCTGGTCGCGCCGGTAGTGCTTCCACACGCCGCACCAGAGGTACAGCGCAACCGCGCAGCACAGCGCGGGCTCGTCCCAGCTGTGGCGCAGCGCCTGCAGGTTGTCGATCGACCACCAGCAGGCGGCCGCGAAGACGCTGAGCACGCTCCACTTGAGCCACCAGTCGCCGTGGCCGCGCGTGGCGTTCAGGCGCCAGAAGGCCCAGGCGGCGATCGCGCCACCGGCGGCGGCGTTGATCCAGGCGATGAGGATGACCGAGCTGACCGCGTCCATCACTGGTCTCCTTCACGTTTGCCGGTGATGCGCTCTTGGAGCGCGCCGATCAGCGGCGGCAGCTGCCCGCGCGCCAGGCTGAAGAGATCGCGCCCGAAGGCCGCCACCAGCCCGGCCACCCCCACCACGTAGGCACGGTCCAGCTCGAGCACCAGCAGCAGCAGCCCGGTAGCCACCAGGCTCAGCGCCACGCTGCCCGCCCAGCGCCGCACGGCCATGGCCAGCGGCTCGGGGTCGAGCAGCAGCGCCGGCACCAGCGCGCCGGTCATTGCGGCGGTCACGGCCGCCAGCGGCAGGCCGAAGAACTTGAGCGCGGTGCTTTCCAGCACGGCGGTCACGCCGGCGCCGGTGACTGCGGCAAGGGCCGCGTGGGCGGCGGACAGATGAGGCTCGTGCACGATGGCGCTCCGGTGTGGCGTGCGGTGGTGAAGCAGAAGAGAAAGAGCCGCGCCCAGCGGGGAACCGCCGGGCGCGGCCGAAACTCCGCCCTGCAGCGCAGGCAACGAACGCGCTGTTTTGGAGGGTGGAGCGGAGGAGACGGGCTGCCGCAGCCGCCGTCGATCGACGGCTGCGGCGGATATCAGGTAAACCAGGACAGCGCCCCGCCCTGCTGGATCCAGTTGGTGCCGTCGTACAGGTAGCGCGTGCTGGCGCGCTGGTTGGCCGTGCCCGCGCCGTCGGCCGCTTTCTTGAACGCGGCATTCCAGGTGATCACTCGTCCGCCCGTGGCGTCCTGCAGGAAGGCGAACTCCAGCGCCGCGCCGAGCTGCGGATTGGTGGGCGCATTGACGGTCAGCGCGCCGGTCAGCGCGCCCACCACAATCCGCTCGCCCTTGCTGGCGTCCACGGTGATCGCCGCGGCGTACGCCAGGCTCTGCGCAAAGGCAGCGACCTGGATCGGCTGCACGTCGGTCCCGTCCACGTACACCATCACGCGCTGTCCGCGCGGCAGCTGCACGCCGGTGCCGCCGCTGGTGCGCGCGGTCAGCGTGAAGGCGCCGGTGGTGTTGTTCAGCAGCGCATACAGCCGCGGCTGCGTGGGAAAGATGACGGCGATGTTGGCGGTGATCACGCCCGTCAGTTCAATGATGTCTGCCCGCGCCTGGGCGTTGCTCAGCGTCACGTTGACGCCGCCGGCCACGCTGAAGCTGATGCGCGGCTGCACCGGCGGCACGCCGGCGCGCTGGTCGGTGTAGCTGGTCACGCTGGACGCGCCGGTGACCACCGTGTAGAGCGGCATGCGGCCTGCAGTGAATCCAGTGGTGTTGGTGCTGAACGTGCCGGCCACGGGGTCCCACTCGACAAAGTTGGTCGCGCTGGCGCTCAGCAGCACGGTGGCGTTGCCCACGTTGGTCACGCTGCCGGCCAGCACCGCCTTGCCGCCATACAGGCCCCAGGTGAGGCCCACGCTGGTCGAGGCGCGGCGGCCGCCGAACGTGGCCGGCGACGCGGCGTCGAACACCGCGTTGGCCGTCACTTCCTTCGCCGACTGGTTGGTCGTGATGGTGTCGAGGTTGGTGGCTGAATCGGCCATGGCGATGTCCGGTTGCGGTTGGGGCGGCTGCGGCGGCTGCGGCTACTGCACGTTGAACACGCGCTCGGTCAGCGCCGTCCAGCCGGTTGAATTGGTGACCGTGAGGACCGTGGCCCAGGCGCTGGCGTCGGCCGAGCCCTGCACGGTGAAGTCGCGCGGGGCGCGGTTGACAAAGCCTGCGTTTGACGGCGTGACCCCAAGCGTGACCACTTCTTGCGCGATCCCCATGTCAACGTAGACCCACTGAGGCAAGGCGCCCGTGTCCGCCGACCAATCCGTACCATCGTCTTGATCGAACGCACGCGCACCCGGGCGGCCCGCAAAGAAAGACGACTCCAACACTGGGCTGGCTGGCGTCGTTAGCACAGCGCCAGATGCGTTTCGATATCGCAACTCGTGGATGGTCACCTGGCTGCCACCATTGATCTGGGTCACAAATAGTCGCCAGTAACGGAAGGACTGTTAGGGAGCGACTAGTACGTTTGCCGACGCCGGCAGCCCGCGCCCGATCCGCGCCGACAACTGGTACACCCGCACCTGCACCGACAGCGGGACAGCGCCGAAGTCCGCCGTCATCTGCGCGCTGGTGTACGTGACCTCCGGCACGGTCAGGCCGCTGAAGGTGCGCACCACTGCACTGCCGGCCGCGTTGAGTACCTCGACGTCGTAGCGTTCGGTGGCCTCGCCCAGCGGCACGTCCACCTGGTCAAGCCAGCTGGCGCTCAGCCGCCCGCGGCGCGTCCAGCGGATCAGGATGTCCTGCCCGGTGCCGGTGCGGCCGGCGGCCAGCTGCACCGGCGCCAGCGGCCGCAGCGAGCGGCCGGTGAGCGTGGCGGTCTGCTCCAGCGTGTCCTGCAGACGGCGGCCGGCGGTCACCGGTTTCCAGTACCGCAGCACGTTCAGCTGGTCGGTGTCTTGCACCAGGCGGAAGGTCGCGGCCGGGTTCAGCAGCACAAACCGCTCGCCGGCGGCGTGCGTGGTCATGCCGTCTTCGGTGCCCAGCCGGCCACGCAGCAGCCCGGACAACGTGTAGCGCGTGCCGCTGACCAGCGTGGCCGTGCGGAACTGGATGATCTCGTTGCCCAGCACCGCCGCGTTGGCACCGTTGAGCATCTCCAGCAGCGTCACGCTGGCCAGCGTGCCGGTGGTGAGCGTCACGTCCACGCGGTTCAGCTCGTCGACCGTGTTGCCGCCCAGGTAGTTGCCGAGCACGCCCTCGGCCGCGCCGAGCGTGCTGGTGGTGAAGACCGAGCCCGCCTGGTCATACGGGCCGCTGCGCTCGATCGCGCGGTACAGCACGGTGCCCGGCCAGGTGGCATCCAGGCCGCTGGCGGCCACGTACCAGTGCAGGGTGTCGTCAGCGTCACGCAGGGGCGGCAGGTCGAGCAGCCGCAGCAGCGTGGGCGTCAGGGCGTTGACCGTGGTCTGGCCGGTGGCCACGGTCTGGCCGGCGCCGGCCTGCGTGTAGACGTCGACATCGTCGTCGATCGCCTCGACCTGCACGCTGCCGCGGTTGCGGTTGTCGCGCAGCACGCGCACGCGGCGGGCCTCGCCGCTTTCCAGCGCCAGCGTGACGACATCACCCGCCTCAATCAGCGACCACTTGCGCGGCAGCGCAAACCGGCGCGGCACGCGCGCCACGGCAGCCTCGAACAGCAGCCGCTTGGCAATGGCCTGCGCGGCGCTGTCGGCCAGCACCACGGGCACCGAGACCGTCAGTGGATCGACGTTGCCGCCGAAGGCACGGCGGGCCGTCTGCACGGCCTCCTGGTAGTCGGCCGGCGCGCTGAGGTACTGCAGGTCCACGCGATTGGGCAGCTCTTCCTCGGCCGCCCACTGGCTCTGCACGGCGCCGCGCTGGGCGGAGTCGAGCAGATCGACATACGGCACGGTGGCCACCGGCGCACCGCCGCGCGTGAAGAAGCGCACCTGGCCGCCGCTCTCCACGGCGTCGAACGCGTACACGGTGCGCAGCGCATCAAGAGCGGCGCGAGCGGTCATCCGGCGGCCGATGGCGTAGCCGTCGACCGTGCCGGTCAGGCCCGTGGTGTTGCGCAGCGTGCTGTCGAGCCCCACACGGTCGCACAGGCGCTGCACCACCGTAGCGAGCGGCACCGTGGCGCTGGTGTAGGCCTCACTGCGCGTGAAGCCGAAGACCACGTTGTTGATGACCAGCCAGCACACCGCACGGTCGGCCCACACGCTCGGCGGCGAGATGGGGGAACCGATGCCGGCCAGGCTCACCAAGAAGGCGTTGCGCAGCACGCCGTCGTCGTCGATGCGACGAACGACCAGGCCGCCGCCGGGATATGCGACCCAGTAGTGCCTCAGGTCGCTCTCCAGCATGGCCGCCGATACCGCCTTCGAGGTGTTGCTGCCGTTGCCCGCGAAGAGCTCGTTGCCGAGACCACTGCATGCGCCGGTGCGCACGACAACCAAAGAGGGGCCGCTGTCGTAGCGGGCGACGATGTAGCTCGTGGCATTGCTCGGGTGCAGGCTGCTGTCGCCGAGCACGATCATCAGGTGCCGACCATCGGCGCAGCCGCACGCGGCGATGATGCGCTGCGTGGCTGTTAGCCCCAGCGCCGGGCGCAGGCTGAGAAACGACCCACCCACCGAGACAACGATGTCGCTGGCCGAGAACACACTGACGACCCACGTGAGCACGTAGATCCGCCGCGCATCGAAGGTCCGCATCACCAGCCAGTAGTTGCTGCTGGGCCCGCTGTTGGGCAGCCACTCGCTGTCCTGGTCGTTGCGCTGCTCCAGCCCCAGATACGTGCCCGCCAGGCTGTACAGGTGCGCGATGGTGCCGGTGGTGTTGATGACGCGCACCACGCCGTCGATGCTGGTGATGCGCGGGATGTTGGTGTAGCTGTAGGTCACCACACCCGTGGTGTCCACCACGCGCCGCACGCCGCTCACGCTGCCGTCGGTCACGACCTCGAACATCAGGTTGGGCACGCGGCCGCCGGTGCGAGTCAGCCGCATGTTGCGGATGACGATGTACGCGGTGCCGCGGTAGCCGGGCACGTTGCCCACGCCGAGCGCGGCCTCCATCGTCGGGTCGGCGAGCTGGGTCTCGGTGCCCAGGTACAGGGTGACGCCGTCAGCGAACTCCGGGTTGGCCCACAAATCACTGATGCCCGCGCCGGCGCCCACGTTGTAGACGAGATCCTGATCCGCCCAGATGCGGCCGACGCCCACGATGGGCCCTTCGCACAGCGCGAGCGCCACGTCGGCGAAGTACTCGTACGTGTTGGTGGTGACCTCGGGCCCACCCTTGCCGCCGGACTGCTGCTGGACCTGCACCTCGCGCAGCCCCGACCACCAGATGACCGTGCTGGCCACACGGACCGAACCGAACGCGATCGTCAGCGCGGCGCCGTAGGTGCTTTGCGTGGCGCGCAGATCGGACAGGCGCGGGCCTTCCACGGGGTCGAGCGGAAACACCGCGTAGCCGGCCTGCGCACCCAGGTATGAGCCGATGGCTGCGCCGAACGGGCCGCCGAAGTAATTCCCCGCAGCCGTCCCTGCGACCTGCAGGACCGCGCGGCCGGTGGCGTCACTCATCCGCAACCTCGGCCACGCCGGGCAGGCGGTACGCGGCCACGGCCCGGCCCATCCACTCGGCGTCGAGCCGGTGCTCGACCACCTTGCGCATCTGCGCGTAGGCGTGGATCAGCGACAGGCCGCCGCCCGGGTAGTCGCCGACGATGCCCAGGTGCCGCGGGGGCGAGGCAAAGGCCATCAGCAGCACGTCGCCGGGCCGCACGTCCGCCAGCGGCACGCGGTGCATGTACTGGTCGCACAGGGCCTGCAGGCGCTCGCCGTCGGGCTCGGTGCCGTAGCCGGTGACGTCGACGTCAGCCAGCCCCAGCTCGCGCGCCACCATGATGATGAGCCCGGCGCAGTCGCAGCCGGCCCCCAGCACGCGCGCCTGGTGCTGCCAGGGCGTACCGATCCAGCGGCGTGCCGCGGCCACGACCGCCGCGCGGCGATCGGCCTCGGTGGCCATGCTGTGCCCGCCGCTCATGCGCCACGCACCAGGGCATCGTTGCCCGGCAGCTCGGTGAAGCCGCGGAAGTTGACGACGTTGCTGAACTTGCCCTGGCAGTCGGCCAGCCGGCGCTTCTGACAGCCGGGGAAAGCGGTGAAGGTGTCACCCACCAGCACGGTCTGCGCAGCCGGCACCTGCAGCTGCACGGCGCCGCCGCCGGCCTGCGACTTGATGTCGTGGCTGCGGCCGTTGTTGAGCCCGCTGCTAAAGGTGAGATACCCGGCGGTAAAGTAGTCCGCTACGGCCACGAGATCGGTGCCGAACTGCCGGCGCGAGGTGACGCTGGTGACGGTGCCGGTGACGCCCAGCGCCGGCAGGTTGACGCCGCAGCGCGCATCGCCCAGCGTGGCGTCGCATGTGGGCATGATCAGCCGGCCGATCTGACGCTGCAGCCGGTGCATGAGGCCGTACAGCTCGGCGCTGAAGGTGCGGCCGTCATGGTCCACCGGGCCCAGCACGCCGCGGCGCAGGTTGACGGTGCCGGCGGAGAGGTCGGACCAGATGCACTCGGCCACCTCCACCTGCGCGCCGTCCCACAGGCCGGCTTCGAGCTCGGCCTGGCTGATGAGCAGCGCGCCGAAGGGCGCATCCACCCGCATGCCGTCGACGTTCAGCTCGGCCGCGGTCTCGACCGCGCTGGCGGTGAAGGCGCTGCCGGCGGCGTACAGGCCATCGCCGGGCACGGAGAGATCGCGGTCGTGGTCCGTGAAGCGGAAGACCTGAGCGTCGCGCCGGGTGACTTTCCACAGCGTGGCGATCTGCGTGGCGTCTTGCGCCAGGTGCGCGCTGAAGGCGGGGCTGGCGGCCTTCATGCGCGGATCTCCACGATGGGGATGCTGTCGCTCACGATGGCCCCGGTGGGCGTGCCGGCGGTGATGATGGTGCGTGGCAGGCGGTCGATGTCAAACCGCACGGGCACGTCGAACTGCCCGGCCCAGGTGAGCGATTCGCTCTGCTGCGGATAGAGCGCGGCGGCGCCGCTCGACGCGGTAAGGCCCGTGGTGACCACGCCCAGCGTGACCAGCGCGCCGCTGACCGCGCTGACGACGTGCTGGCGGTCGTTGAGCAGCGCGGCCGCGGTGCCGGTGACGCCGCTGACCCACACGCGCTGGCCGATGGCCACGTTGGGCGAGAATGCCGACGACAGCGTGATCTGATGCGCAGCACCTACCGTGTGCGCGGTGATGCCGCGGTTCTGATCCGGCACGAAGGTGATCAGGCCGGTGGTGGTGTCGATCGCGATCCGGCCGGCGCCGCCGCCGACCACGACGTCCTCGCCGCCGCGGCGCACGGCCACCTGGCCCACCACCGGCTTGCGGATGCGCCGGGTGTGCGAGAGCGCCCCGGCCACGTACCGCTTGGCCAGCTGGTACACCGGCACGCCGAAGCCCGAGCCCACCGTGCCAATATCGACGCCGCCCTGTTGCGGCTGCAGGCGCCCGCTGGCGGCGTGGTCGCATTCGAAGTCGGCGAAGTCCTTGAAGCGGAAGCCGTGCACGCGGCCGGCCATGGCGAAGAAGAAGTCGCGGATCTCGGCGTAGTCGGCCAGCGTGCGCACGGTGGTGGCGGCGTCGTACTCGTGCCGGGCCTGCGACCAGTTCTGGTTGCGCTGCTCTTCGCCGCTGGCGTAGAGCTGCACGTCGGTGGAGAAGCCCGGGCCGCCCTGCATGCCGACGGCCAGGCGGGTAGAGAAGCGAGGGGTTTCAATGAAGGCCATGAGCGGGCGCGCCGATCAGTTGTAGCGGCGGCTGACGCGCGCCACGCCGCGCGCGGCCGCGGCGGCGATCTGCTCTTGCGTGCGCGCGTCCACCGGGCCGCTGACGGTGAAGTTGTTGACCACCGACACCGCGCCGTTGGGGCTGATGTAGCCCGACCGCTGCGCGGTGAAGAGCTCCGGCCCGCGTTCGCCCACCAGGTACGTGCTGCCGGCCGCCACTGGGCCGCCCATGGCGCGCGCGCCGGCAAAGCTCGCCAGCAGGCTGCCTAGGTCGAACCCGCTGCCGCCGCCGCCGCTGGAAAGCGCATCGCGAAGCGCCCGGGCCAGCGGCTCGACGATGAGCAGCTGGGTGGTGATCTTGAGCAGGTCCTTCGCCAGCGCGTCGAAGAAGTCGCGCACGCTGCCGCCCTTCTCGATGAACTGGCCTAGGCTGCTGGCAAAGGACAGGGCCACCTGATCGGCGAGCTCGCGGGTCTTCTCCAAGCCCTTCTGGGCGTCGCTGTTCAGGCCGAAGACCTTGCGGTACGCGACGTCGTACTGCTCGAGCGTGATGACACGGTCGAACAGGGCCTCGTCGATCAGGCGCAGCTGCTCGGCCTGTTCAGCCAGCGCCGTCTGACCTGTGAGGTCGCGCAGGATCTCGGCGCGGCGGGCGGCGGCCTGGTCGACGGCGGCCTGGGCGTCGTCGATGCGCTGCAGCCGCAGCAGGTCGCGCTGGCTGTCACCCTGCTGCTGGGCGCGACGCTGGGCTTCGAGTTCCTTGTTGAGCCGGGCGAGTTCTTCGGCGCGCTTCTTGGCGGCGGCCGTGGCCGCTTTGTCGGCCTCGACCCGCGAGAACACCTCGCGCGCGCTGGTGGACAACGCACGACCTTCGTTGCCGTAGTTGTCGATGCCGAGCTGGATCTGCTTGTCAAGCTCCTGCTTCTGCGCCTTGAGCACCAGGTACTGGCGGCCGAGGTTGAGCAGGTTGAGCTGAGCGGGCAGGAACGCGTTGCTGTTGAGCCTGGGCGCGAGCTCGATGAACTCGTTGATGGCCGGGATGACCGCACCGGCAATCTGGAACTTGAGACGCGACCAGCTGGCCGAGAGCTTGTCGACCTCGGCTTGCAGGCGCGCGGCCTCGCGCACGGTGTCGCTGGTGAGGCCGCTGAACCGCTCGAGCCCATCCGCGCCCTGGTTCAGGAACGGGATGAGCTCGGCGCCACTGCGGCCGAAGAGCTCCACCGCGAGCCGCGCTTTGTCGGTGCCGTCCTGCAGGCTGCTGAAGCGGCCGGCGAGGTCTTTCAGCACCTGGTCGGCAGGGCGGGCCTCGCCGCCGGCGTCGCGCACGGCCACGCCCAGCGCACGGAAGAGGCGCGCGGCTTCTTCATTGCCGTCGGCGGCCTCGCTGACGCGGACGTTCAGGCGCGTGAGCGCGGTGTCGAGCTGCTCAGCGTTGACGCCGGCTTCCAGCGCGCCCTGACGCAGGTTGGCCAAGCTGGTGGCGGCGATGCCGATGCCCTGCGCGGCTTCATCGAGATCGTCGATGGCGCCGACCAGTGCCCGGAAGCCCGCGATGACCGCGCCGCCGGTGAGCGAGGCGAGCAGGCCCTGCAGGCTGGCCACCGGCAGCTGCACGCGCTCGAAGCTGCGCTGCAGGGTGCCGACGCTGCCGCTGACCTGCCGGAAGACCTGCGTGGCCTTGTCTTCGGCGACGACGGTGATCTTGGCCTGGTTGGTCATGGCGTCACCACGGGGTCATTGAAGGGTCTCGGGGCCCGGCACACGGCCGGACAGGCGGTCGCGCAGGAACTGCAGGCCGTCGATGAGCAGAAGCAGATCCGGCACGGGGTAGAGCTCGGCGTACACGGGCAGCAGGGCCGGGGCCCAGCCGCCGCAGAAGTCCCAGGCATGCAGCACCGTGCAGGCGTCTGCACTGAGCGCAGGCACCGACTGCCGCGCGGCGGCTTGCGCCAGGCCGCCGAGCCCCGCGGCGGCCACGGAACCGTCACGCGCCTGCTGGGTCATCGTCTCCCAGGACAGGCGCGCGTCTAGTTTTTTTGCTGGTCGCCGACCCGCGCGTTGCGGGCGAGGATGCGGTCGGCCAGTGCGTCACGCAGCGCCGCCTCGCCGGCGGGGTTGGCGTCCAGCAGCAGCGGCACGAGGTCGGGCGCGAAGGGCACCGGAGGTCCGACCATGCCAGTCGGCTCTGGCTCGACGGGCACGAGCATGTGCTCGACCACGTTGACCCAGCCCACGACCGCTTGCACGATCAGCGCGCGGAAGTACTTGAGCGGCTGCGCGGGGTCGTCTGACGGAAAGCGCGCGCCCAGCAGCGCGGCCTCGTGCGCGGTGGGCACGCGCACGGTGAGCGCGGCCAGGCCGCCGGCCCACGCGTGCGGGAACTCGCGCGCGATCTCGGCCCGCCGGCGGAAGGCCGCCGCGGCGTCGACCACCGCAGCACCGGCTGCAGGCACGGCGCTCACGCGGCGTACTCGGTGAACGCGGCGCCCAGCGCGACGTTGATCTGCCGCTTGAGCACCTGGTTGACGGCAAAGGCCGGCGCGGCGCTGTACGTCCAGATGCCGCTGCCGACCGCTCGCGGGATGCCCGCGCCGTCACGGATGCGCAGGGGCCGCGCCACCAGCGAATCCGCTGCTGCACGGATCTGCGTCCAGAAGGCCAGCGACTGGTCATCATCAACCGCGAAGCTCACGTCGATCGGCGACTGGTTGGTGGGGAAGCGGAACGACAGCGGGTTGTCGATGTACTGCCCTTCCTGGAACTGCTGCTCGCCGCCGGTGACGTTGAGCTCGTTGACCTGCTGAAGGTCGGCCCAGGCGGTGACCCGCCGCAGCGTGCCGGTGCCCTGGCCGGCGGGGAAGACGGCCGTGCTGGCGGTGTTGCAACCTTCGAGCGTGACGTCGTTGGTTGCGACCACGCTCACGCGGAACACGCGCGAGACGAGCCGGCTCCAGCCGGACGTGAGGATCTCCACGAAGTCACCGACCACGGTGCCGTGCCCCGCGCCGAGGGTAGCGACGGCGCTGGCCGCGTTGGTGATGGCCGTGATGTTGGCCGTGGTGCCAAAGGTGGAAGCGATGCTGGGCACGCTGCCGTTGACGATGATGCGGGGCATGACGCCTCTCCTTCAGGTGATGAGCAGGACAACTACTCGGTGTGCACAACGCGGAACGTCCAGGTCTGGGCGTGCTCGTCGAGCTCGCCGTCGTACTGGTCGGGGTTTTCTTCTTCGATCTGCACTTCCAGCAGCCCCGTATCGATCGCGGTGCTGGTGGTGCGGTTGTTGAGCGCCAGGCGCACGGCCTCGGCCAGCGACTTGAGCTGCGGGTAGGTCTTGGCCACACAAAGCACGCTGACGAGCGCCGTGACGACGCGCGGCTCGGACGGGTTGAGCACGTCGGCCCGCGTGGCGCCGGCTTTGGTGTAGATCACCAGCGGCGCCTGGGCGCTCTGCGGCGCCATGCCGCCGTACACGCGCCGCGCGCTGCCTGTGCCGACAATGGCGCCCACGGCGGCGCTGGCCTCGAGCAGCGCGGCCACGACTTTCTCGGCACGCACGGGTTACTCCTTGCCGGCCATGGCGGCGGCCACGCGCTGCTGCACGTACCGCTCGAAGGCGCTGCTGGCCGCGGCCTCGCTCTGCTCGGCGGCGCGCGCCATGTAGCGCCGACCGCGAAAGCCTGGGTGCTGCACGCTGCGCACCACACGCCCGCCGACCTGCAGCGCGCCCTTGCCCGTGCGGTCGCGCGAGGTGATGACGTGCGGCCGCGCACCGGCCTCCACAATGTTGGCGTACCACGCCAGCTTGCCACCGGCCTTGACGGTGCCGACCACGCGGCCGTCAGCAAACGCGCGCGTGCTGACGCGGATGGACCGCCGCAGGTTGCCGGTGCGACCCAGCGGCACCAGCGCGCGCGCGGCCTTGCGGATGACGGCCGTGGCCGCGCGCATGGCGCCGCGCAGGATGTTGCGGCGCAGACGCTGCTCCACCAGACCGAGCCGGCGCTTGAGTGCGTCGAACCCCTGGATGCGGATCTGAAACTCAGCCATGCCGCCCCCTACCCGTCCTGCCGATAGTCGGCGCACATGACCTGCAGCTCCACGCCCGCGGTCAGCGGCTGCATGACGGCCACGATCGCCAGCGTGCGGCCGTTGACCTGCACGCGGTCCTTCGGGTTGAGCGTGGCCAGCGCGCTGCTGTAGCGCACGCGCAGGCGCACGGTGAGCTCGCTGCCCATCTCGAGGTTGCGCAGGTACTCCCGGCCGGACAGTGGCTCGACCGCGGCCCACACGGTGGCCAGCGTGGCCCAGACCTTGGTCACGGCACCGAAGTCAGCGTCGCGGGATTCGGTGGCGCGCTCGAAGGTGACGCGCTGGTCCAGGGGGCCTGCGGCGAACATCAGGGGGCCGGCTTTTCGTGGACGATCTCGACGCCGTGCAGCTCGACGGTGCAGACCGGATAGCGCCGGTCCGCGTCGTACACCATGCGCACGCTGACAACGCCGGGCACTTCGGTGCCGTCAGGCATCAGCAAGTGCGTGCGACCGCACACGGGGCCGGCGATGGGAACCGTGAGTTTCACGCCAGTCTGTTTCATAGCTCCACCACCTTGTGCGGGACGATCAGCCCATCGACAAAGCGCGATGGCAGCTCGGCGGTGCGGCCGTCCGACAGCGCCTCACGGTTCGCATACATCGCGCCGATGGTCAGCAGGATCCACTGGCGGATCTCGCGCGGCACAGTGGCGGCGTTGGCGTATCCGGCTGCAAACCGCACGCGGACAGCATCCGCCACGCGGCGCACGTCGGTAGGCCAGTCGAGCTGGTAGCCGGGCTCGACCCAGCCCGGCAGCACCGCGTTCTTCAAGCTGTACTGCGCAGCGTCGATCGTGACTTCCACGCCATCGGCGGCGCGCAAGTACTTGACCGAGGCCACGGACGTCACCGGCGGCATGCCCAGCCGAATGGCGCCGTCCGGGAAGTCGTCGAGCACGCGCTCCCACGTCTGGGGCAGGAGCGCGCGGTTCAAGCGCGACTCGGCCACGCCCGTGGCAGCCTCGATCAGCGCGGTGATCAGTGCGTCGTCATCGGCATGATCGACGCGCAGGTGCAGCTTGGCCTCAGCCAGCGTGACCGGCAGATCGGTCGGGGCGGTCACGCGCACAAGGCTCATGTCTTGATCCTGCGGATGGTCTGGCGTGAAGCCGGCCGTGCTTGCTCCAGGCCCTGCGAGGCGGCGGCGCGCGCGGTCTGCGTGGCGATCGAGGGTCGGCCCTTGTTGCTTCCGCCGGGCAGGCTGACGACGATCGCCGACGAGATCTCAGCGAGCAGACCAAGCGCCAGAACACCACCTGCCTGACACGACAGGCCGGCAGTGAACACAATGGCCGCCGCCGGTGCTGACACCGCTGCCGCACCGGTCTGCGCCGCCAACAATTGGGTGATGCCGATCTGCGCGGCAGGGCCCACGGCGCTGACCGTGCCTGTGCCCGCCACCAGCGTCTCGGCCAGCGCGGCGCGCAGGCCAGACGTCTGCACGGCGGCCGTCTGCGCCGGCAGGCCCACGCCAAGCCCGAAGGTCGGCCCGCTGACCGTCGCCGCCCCCACGGCCGCGGCGAGCACGACGCTCGTGCCGATGGCTGCCAGCAGTCCGCTCGCGCTGACCCCGCCGACGCCGGCGTTGATCGTGGTGCCGCTCGCAGCACCACGGAACAGCAGCAGCAGCAACATGCGAAGGCGCCTAGATCACGACGAAACCGCCGGGGGCGTTGTCATCGAGCGCCACACCGTCGCCAGATGCCACCAAGATCGCACCGGCATCGTCATCGATGATGAGTTTCTGCCCGGCGCCGAAGCCGCGCAGGCCGGTGGCGTCGCCAATCGTCACATCCCGCAGCAGCTGGATCTTCATGCCTGCCCCCGTGCGTCAGGCGAAGAACACGTCGCCGACGATGTCGTTGAGCGCCACGCCAGTGGCATCGGCATCGGCCGCGCCGGTGACGGTGGTGAGGCCGATGCCGGTGCTGAAGGCGATGCCGCCGGTGAAGTGACCGACCACCGTGCCGCCGGCGGGGATGCGGATGGTCTGGACGACACCCGTGCCGGCCGTGGGCGTGGTGGTCTGGTTGTGGAACTTGACGTAGGCCGCCGCCGCGCCGTTGTTGCCGAGACAGAACCCGATGAGCCGGCCAGGCGTGTTCTTGACGATCGTGGCGTTCGTTCCCGCGGCGCTTACCAAGTGCAGCCGACTTGCCGCTCCCGTCACGCTGGTACGGTACTGGACGCCTACATCGGCGGCGAGCGCGGTGCCGGCCGCAAGCGTGGGCGTGTTGGTGGCCAGCGAGACCGCTAGGGTGCCGGTGCCGGCGTTGGCCGTGACGGTGCCGCTGACGGGTTGCGTAGGACCAGCAACCGCCTGCACGACCGGCAGGGCCGGCGTGAAGCCCATGGGCCGCATGCCGGCCAGGTACACCGGCAGATTGACAACGTCCTCGACCGCAACGAAGCCGACGGTCCACGTGGTGTTGCTTGCAGGCGCTGCGGTGCCGTTGAATGACCACAAGTACACGAACAGCTCGACGTCCTGGTCCGGGATGTTGTTGATTCGATGCGCCCTGAGCGTGACGCTCGGCGTGGCGCTGGAAGCGACCAGTGTGTCGCTGAAGTAGATGTTCCGGCCGTCGATCGACGTCTGGGCCACGTGACCCGGCGTGGCAGTGGTGTTGATGGTGGCGGTGGTGTCGCCACTGTTCCAGCCGAAGCGCTGTGCGTCTACGCCCGCGTTGGTAGGGGTGGTGCCGCTGTACAGCCAGCGCACGTAGTTCCAGCCGAACAGATCGACCGTGCCACTGCCGCTGGCAGGCCAGCCCGCCACCGTGAAGTTGATGGTATTGGCGTCCGGAATGCTTGCAATCGCCCAGCGACCTGGCACGCCGGCGACGCCGTTGATGGCGCCCACGAACATGCTCTGACCGATGTTCTCGGCGGTGAAGCCGTGCGCGGTCAGCGTGACGCTGATGCTGGTGGTGCTGTTGACCGTAACGGCAGCGCCTTCGGCAATGCGGTCTGCCAGAAGCACAGCGAAGTTGTTGTTGGCAATGCGCTGGCTCAGCACGGTCTGGTGCCGCTGGATCATCGCGCCGCGGAAGCTGACGGTGCTGCGCGCCAGCCATTCGGCGTTGGTCGTTGTGCCGGCACCGATGACCAGGTTGCCTCCACTCTGGCTGACGGTGACGCCGGCGCCCTGGCGCCGCTGCGTCATTTCAGGCGCGGCCAGGGCCGAAGCATTCACGCGCGTGAAGCTGATCGCCCACGTGTTCTGCGGCGGGATGCGCGCGACGAGCCCGGCGGAGTCGTGCGCCGGACTGCTTGCCAAGACGCGCGCGTGCACCTCGCTGTCGGCCAGACCGTCGGTCAGTTTGATGCGCTGGTACTGGCGCGTGCCGACGTCGTCGGTGGCAACGATCTCGCCGGTGCCCGGCAGGGTGACGTTGTCGGCCATGTTTTGCCCTACGCGACCTTCAGGACGTCATTGGTGGCGCCGTTCCAGTCGATGGTCAACGACCCCGCCTGGATGCTTCGATCTGACCCGAGATCGAGGAACGCGATGGCGTAATCGTTCGCGTCGTCCTGGTACAAGATGCCCCAGCGCGCGTTGGCAAAGCCTGCAGCGTCTTGGGCGACGACGATGTTGTCGGCACGGAACACGGCCTCGCCCGCGACAATGGCGATGCTCTTCGTCGCCAGCGCCGGACCGCCGCTGGCGTAGCTGGTGCCGGTGGCCACCTGGTTGGTGCTGAGATTGGTGCCACCGCCGGCGCCCCAGCGCGGATCGGCCGCGCCAGCCGTAGGCGTGGTGGCGCTGGTAATGAGCCCGAGCTTGATGCTGCCGGTGATGACCGCCAGCTCGCCTCGCAGCAGGCGCTCCTTGGCGGCGTTGAACCAGGTGATGTCTCCGGCGGCCATGAGGCTTGTCTCCTATCGGCTGCCGCTCTTGCGGCTCTTGGACGGCGCCTTGGCCGCAACAGGGGTGGCCAACGTCTCGGCAAGAGGAGCGACGGCAGCCGGTGGTTGTTCGACCGGTTGTTGCGTCAACGCCGAATCGGCCGGATCTGGTTGGCCAGGCGGCTCGGCGGCCTGCGTCATCGCCAGCGCCGAGCCAAGTTCAAGCTGCGCATCCGGCTCACGAGCAGGCGTCTCCACAAGCACTGCGACCCCGCGCCGCAGCCACCGCTCGGCAAGGTCCTTCCGCAGATCCACCACCTGGCCGGCGCTGTACTCCACGCCGCGGTGCGGGCCTTCGGTCTCGTAGATAACCGGACTCGTGAACTGGATGCGCATGGCGATCGCCGCGTCAGTTGACGATGGCCGACGGCATCAGACCGCCATACCGCGGACCCCACAGGATGAACAGGCCGCAGGCGATGCTGACGGTCGTGCCGGGGTCGGCGATGGTGAAGTTGACGCAGTCGAAGCCGGCGTCGACGTCCATGGTCTCGGGCAGGATGTCGATGACCGTGATGGATGTCTCGCCGCCCTCCACCGTGACCGTGTTGGCGGCGGCCTGGTTGACGGCGGTGAACTGGCCGATGGCCTGCAGGTCAGCGCCGGTCTTGCGGTCGAAGCGGGTGACGGTCAGCGGCTTGGCGCTGCCGCCGGCGACGTTGACCGCCTGCTGCAGCGTGATGACCGGGTCTTCCGTGCCGGTGCCGGTGTTCTTGATGAGCACGATGGACAGCCGCTCGTAGTTCTTGAGCGAGACCCAATCCGACGCGACGTTGCCCGCGGCAAGATCCACTGGGTTGAAGGCGATAGCGATCTGCGCCTGCTCGACCAGGCGGGAGTTCAGGTGTTGCATGTGATTCCTCTCGTATGAAACGTGCCGCGGCTGCCTGCTGGCGGCCGCGGCGAACGACGATCAGGAGACGGCCGGCCGATCAGCGCGCAGCCAGCGTGATGAACGGCGACTGTGCGTTGGAGCCAGACCGCTGGGCGGTGGCGCTGGACCACCACGGCTGGCCCGCCAGGCGCATGACGAAGCGGAAGGCCATGATCTGCTGATCGAACCACAGGTGCATGGACACGTCGCTGCGCAGGCCGCCGGTCTTGGTGACGGTCATGTAGCTGTTGAGGTCGACGAACATGATGTCGCCGATGTCACCCAGCGTGGCCGCCACCTGGTGCGGGATGACCGGCCGACCCATCAGCATGCCGTAGGGCGATGCGGACAGCCCGCCAGGCGGCAGGTAGATCGGCTGCTGGCCCAAGGTCATCACTTGCAGCTGGGGCTCCGCGTCCGGGTGCACCAGCCACACGGCGGTGCGGCGGTTCTGCACCGGCATGCGCGCGTACATCTTGGTGACGTTCTGGACGTTGATCGTGTCCGCCGGCTGGGCGCCTTCGGCCGCTTGCGTCACAAGCGCGGGAGACTCCAGAAAGCCCAGGGGCTGACCCGCGCCGCTGCCACGCACCAGCACGTTGCTGATGACGAAGTCGAACTTCTCGGCCACCTTGCGGCGCAGGAATCCCTCAAGCGCAGGCGCGTCTTCCATGAGCTCTTCAGTGACCGGCACCAGGGCGGTGAGCTTGTGCAGCCGCATGGTGATGGTCTCGAGCCGCGGACGCGTTTGAGTGAACTCGCGGCCCTCACCTTCCCAGAAGGCCTGCACGCCGTTCGTGGAGTCCCACGGCGTGGTCATGTCACTGGTGAAGGTGACCTGGTTGCTGCCGGACTGCTGCTGGTCGGTGCGCGAGATCAGCGAGTCTTCCGCGAAGACCTTGCTCATGATGCCGGAACGAAAGTCAACCGGGACGGCAAAGCCACCGTCCGCACCAACGCCTTCCGACGCAATCGTGGTCGCGGCGGCGTTGCGCAGACGGACGTCGGCGTCAGCGCCACCGCCACCGACGCGCGAGGCGCGCGCGACAACCTGGCAGAAGTCACCGAAGCTGCGGAAGCCTCCGGTGCCGTTGGCGGTGGCACGTTGGGGAAGGTGCGTGGTCTGCACCGGCACGGTGTTGCCGCCCCCCTGCGGCAAGCTGTTGCCAAGGGGCTCGCCGGCGTTGGCCGGCGTCTGGCGGGGCTGCGGCTGGTTGAGCCGGCTGCTCTGCGCGCGGATGCGGTTGCGCAGCTCGATCTCGCCTTCCAGACGCTCGACCTCGCCCGTGTTGGCCTCGATGGTCTTCTTCTCGTCGGCGTTGAGCTCGCGCTTCTCAGCCTCGGCCGTGGCCAGGATGGCCTGCGAGGCGTTCAGCAACTCCTCTTGCCGCGAGCGGTAACCGGCGACGATGTGATCGGCGGCCTCGGCACGGATGCCGAAGCGCGCCACGAAGGCAAGCAGGACCGCCTGCCGCAGAGCGAATTGCTCCTTGACGCTGTGCTTCATCTGAAACTCCCATGAAAAAGGGCCGCGATGCGGCCCTGGCATGCGCCTCGCGGCGCGCTTACGCGGCAGGCGGTCAGCCCGCGCCGCGAGTCCGGTGATGGGCCGCGCGCTGCTGCACGGCCAGACGTTCAGCCCACACTGACACCTGGCTTCGCAGGCGATCGAAGTCGGGACGGGCGCCGGCTTCCAGCTGCGCCGGCCGGCGCTGAAACTTGAGCCTGGTGGGCTCTGCCTTGGCCGCGATCTGCAGGTTCTCCACGACCCGCGTGGCAAAGCCGTGCTCGACAGCCTCCGCCGAGTTGAACCAGGTTTCGTCGTTCATCCAAGCGGCGACGCGGTCCTTGGTTTTGCCGGTGCGCTTGATGTAGACGCCGGCGATCTGCTCGGTGACGGCATCCAGCCGGTCGGCGGTCTTGCGCATCTCGGCGCCGTCACCGAAGGCCATGGTCCAGGCGTTGTGAATCATGACGAAGCCGGCTTCGCTGACAACGATTTCGTCGCCGGCCATGGCGATGACGCTGGCGATCGACGCGGCCACGCCGTCGACGTACGTCGTCACACGCGCGGGGTGATCGACAAGCTGCCGGTAGATGGCAAAGCCGTCGAAGACGTCTCCGCCGTAGCTGTTAATCCGCACGTCGATCTGCGAGACCTCGCCCACGGCCTTCAGATCGTCGGCAAAGCGCTTGGCGCCCACGCCGCCGAACCAGCCTTCGCCAACGTCTTCGTAGATGTAGACCTCGGCGGTCTTGCTGCCCTTGCCCTGCACGCGATACATGGCGAGTTCCTCTCAGTGCAGCCAGTGCGGCGCGGCAGCGGTCTGGCGAATGCGCCGCGCGCGATCGACGGCGGGGTCTTCTTCAACCACGGGCGCGGGCGCAGGGTCGGGCGGTTCTTCGCCCAGCCGCTCGAGCGTGGTCATGTTGAGCGGGACGATGCGCTTGTCGCCTTCGTCGCCGATCGGATTCATGTCTTCGAGCACGCGGATTTCGTTGACGCTGAGCACGCCCATCTCGCGGAGCAGCTTGTAGCCCTCGGCGCGGGTCTTGAAGTCGCCGCGCAGCAGGCCTTTCAGATCGAGCTTGGTGTAGAAGCCGCCGCGGTTCAAACCGAAGAGCTTGTAGTCGGCTTCTTCTTCGAGCCGCTTGGCCCAGGGCGTGATGCTGTCGACCACGACCTCGATCGACTGGTGCTCAATGTTGCTGAAAGTGGCGCGCAGCAGGTGCATGATTTTGTGCGGCGGCACACCGAACCAGCGGCAGATTTCTTCGACCTGGTGCTGACGGATCTCCAGCAGCTGCGCCGCCTGCGGGTTGACCGCGAGCGTCTTGTAGTCCATGTCGGCATCGAGGATCAGCGTGCGATGAGAGTTCTTGGCGCCGCTCATGACGGACGCGAGCTCTTCCTTCAACTTCTGGAAGCCGTCCGGCTTCATGCCGGCGGCCGACTTGATGATGCCGCTGGGCGCCATGCCTTGGCCGAAGAACGCAGCACCGAAGACCTCGGTGGCCCGGGACCAGCCGATCGACTCCGCGGCGTAGCTGATGACATCAAGACCGACCGGACCATCGCCGAAGCCGCGCAGATGAAACACCTGGTCTGGCGAAAGCTCCGCGCGCAGCGAGTTGTCGTTCCAGATGCGGTACACAAGCTCACCGGTCTCGACCACCCGCTCGAAAGTGACCCGGCTGGGGTGGATCGGATACAGGCCGATGACTGCGCCGCGGTTGTCTCGCACGATCTCGGCCACCGCGTTGCCCCAGCTGGCAGCCCACCAGACCATCTGCTCCTTGAACGTGAACGGACCGATTTCAGGGTTGGGGCGAAGACGCAGAATGCGCGAGACAGGGTGACCGCGCATTTCCTCGGCACCGCGCTCGGTCTCCATCATGACGCGCCAGGGCAGCTGCGCCACGGTCCGGCTGAGGTAAGACAAGCAGGCCCACACCACAGAGACGCGCAGCGCAGTGTTGGCGTCGACGTACTCTCCCGCCGTGGTCTTGCCGCGGCCGAACACGACTTGCATCCACGGCTGCGTGTCGCGCGTGAACCGCGCTTTGATGCGCGTTGCGAGGCGTTGCCAGATGTTCATGCGTTGACCTTTACTTTGGGCCGACCGATGTCGCGTTAGTTGGCGCTCTTGGCGAGCGCGTCGTAGACGCTTCCGCCAGATCCCTTGGCGGCTAGATACCGATTGATCGCGATCAGCAGCGCCACGACGCCGTCGATCTTGTTCTCGACCCGCTCTTTGCGCGGGTAGATGTTGTCCTTGGCGTCGTGGTGGCAGACGACGTTGCTGACCATCCAGGTGAGCACCGGGTCGCCGTTGTGCTCGAACTTGCCCTGCAGGACCCAGGCCTCGAGCGTCTTCATGGGCTCGCTGAAGTTGAGCACTGTGGGCCGCACTTCCACCATGGGCACGCTTTGATCGAGCATGTGGCCGACGAGCTGGGTGGCCTGGTGCGGGTCATAGCCTTCGGCCTGCACCTGGAAGTCCTTGCAGCCGTCGAGGATGTGGGCCTCGATGGCGTCCATGTCAACGACCTCGCCGTCGGTGACGCGCAGCAGACCGCGGCGGTGCCAGCCTTCGTATTGGCTGTTCTTGCTTTCTTCGACCGCGCGCTCGGGCAGCCAGTAGGTGAGAAACGCGCAGATCTTGCCGTCGCTCGCGCGCTCGAAGATGCGCGCGTGAGCGTTGATGTCGACTTTGCTGGCCAAGTCCAGGCCTTCCCAGCACTCGGCGCCGGTAAAGTCGTCAAGCGCGAGCTCGGGGTTGGCGCAGCGGTCCCACGCGCGCATGTCCATCCACGCGCTGTCTGCATTGACCCAGACGTTCAGGTGCTTGGTGAGAAAGTTGCCGACCGCGCTGGGCGTCTGCATGGCCTTGCGGCACTTGTTGCGCAGGTCTTCAAGCTTGACCGATACGCCCAGGTTGGGGTTGGCCTTGATCCAGACGGCTTCGTCGGTCCAGTCGTCGCCGTCGTCGATGGTGTAGATGATTCCGAAGAAGGCGTCGTCTTCGATGACGCCTTTCAGGATCTTGACTGCGTAGTCGCGGATCTCGTAGCAGATGCCGCTGCGGTCACTGCCGGCGGTGGTGATGGCGTAGATCAGCGACTGGTCGCGCGCGCCGGTCGCGGTCTCAAGCACGTCCCACAGGTCGCGCGTCTTGTGGGCGTGCAGCTCGTCAACCACGGCGCCGTGGACGTTCAGCCCGTCTTGCGTGCTGGCTTCGGCGTTGAGCGGCTTGAACGTGCTGGCCGCCTGGCGCACCCAGATGGCGTGCTCGCCGACGCTGATGCCGAACTGGCTGGCCAGCCGACCGTCCTTGCGCAGCATCTGCTTGGCGCTGTCGAACACGATGCGCGCTTGGTCGCCGGTGGTGGCCGCGCTGTAGACCTCGGCGCCTTCTTCGCCGTCGGCCGCCAGCAGGTAGAGCGCGACGCCGCTCGCCTTGGCGCTCTTGGCGTTTTTGCGGGCGACTTCTTCATACGCGGTGCGGAAGCGCCGCAGGCCGGTTTCGCGGTGCACCCACCCGAAGATCGTGGTGAGGATGAAGCACTGCCAGTCCTCGAGCACGATGGTGCTGCTGCTCCACCGGCCCTTGACGTGCGGAAGGCACTCGATCAGCAGGCACGGTCGCTCGGCGCGATCGACGTCGAAGACGTACGGCCACGACGGGTCTTGCTTGCTGCGCGCCAGGTCCTTCAGCTGGCGCTCGCAGGCCATGCGCACGAGCTCGCCGACGACGATCTCGCCGGCCACGGCCGCCCGCGCGTACCGCAGCGCGCGGTCCACGTAGCCGTACATGTGCGGACGTCGGGACTACTTGACGCGCGTCAGGTGGTTGAGCTTGGCCGCGACCGGATCTTCAAAGCCCGGCAGCTGCGGCTGGTCACCGACCTGGCGCGAGGCCGTCACGCGCGACCGCTGGGCCGGCGACAGGCCGAAGTGCCCGAGCATGCGATCGCAGCGCGCCTCGGCATCCGCCAGCAGCTTCACCAGCACACTCGGTCGCGCGATGCCGCTCGGCAGCACGCGCCAGAGTGCGTCGGTCTCCGGCTTGCCAGACTCAGCCGCGGCCTTGCGTTCGGCCGCCAGCTGCTCACTGATCTTCACGACGTCATGCCACGCTTGGCAGTACATGGTCAGCGCGGCGCGGTCCAACAGCGTCAGCAGACCGAGCTCAAGCAGGCAAGGCACGATGCGCTTCCACTCCGCGCGGCCCGGCCCAACCAGGTGCCGCGGCATCGGCGGAGACTGCACCGGCGGGTTGATGCCTTCGCCGAGGTCGGCCGCCAGCCGGATACGCGAACCGGTCACCGCCTTCAGCGCCGCCGGCGTCGGCTTCGGTCCGCGTGTGCCCATAACTACCACCTGCCCGAAAAATTCCGGAAACCTCACCACGCAAAAAGCTGGTTCCGATACCAGTCCTGCTTTTGCAGCGACTAGAGATTTGAGGCCCCCTCCCCTAGCCCCAGCGGCCGTCCTCTCGGGCGGTCTTCTCGTCGTGGTGTGACTTGCAGAGGGACTGCCAGTTGGCCGAGTCCCAGAACAACTTGCGGTCGCCCTTGTGAGGGACGATGTGATCAACCACCGTCGCGGATACAACGCGCTGCTCGGACTCGCACTTCATGCAGAGCGGATGAGCGCGCAACCAAGACGTGCGCGCCTTTGCCCACTTGCCGTCGTACCCACGAGATGCCGCCGAACCTCGGCGCTGATCGACCTCACGCTGCAGCTTGGCCGCGTGCGGCTCGCAGCGCGCGCCCTTGCTCGCCATCGCAGAGCAGCCGGGATATGTGCAAGGCCTCGGCGCGGCTCTCGGCATGATGAGGATGCTTGGCAGGGTGGACCCGTGAGGGCATGGGCTACAGAGGGCAGACCGTGGTGGCCCGTCGCTCCCACATCTGCAGCTACGCCGGTGTGCGAATGACCGGCCGCGCACCCTGTGAAGCGTCTTCATCGATCACGCGCGCCAGACCGACAACAGGGAGAGCCAGCGTTACCTGTTGACGGTAGGGCTTGCACCCCAACGCGCACTTCTTCAAGTGAGGCGGTCGCTGCGGCGAGCCCTTCGCGCTGGCGAGAGGTTCAAGCGTCTACAGATCCGCAGCATGCAGACGCGCAATGCCTGACCACTGGCGCGAGGCCAGCCTGCCTCTTCGATGGGTTCGGAGCACCAATGCAATCGGCGGGCTGCGTTCTCAGGTTGTCCTGAGCGCACGTCCCGCCGAGTTTGGCGCAATCTACACGAAAAGGTACAAATCTCGAAAGTCCCGGTCACCCCTGCGTGGCCGCGTGGCTGGTGCGGGTAATCCGCATGCGGCCGCGGCGGGCGCCGGGGTCTAGCTTCTCGCCCTTGCGGCGCTGGTCGAGCAGCCGACCTGCGGTCCGGTGCAGCACGCCGTACCTCTCCTGCAGCGTCTGCTTGTTGCAGCCGAGCGTCGCCGCCAGTCGTGCGCGGCCAGGGTAGGCCATGCGCGCAAAGGTCTGCAGGTCCTTCGGCATCGCACTCACAAGCAGATCGGTCTCGCGCTCTTCCTCGTGCAGCTCCGGCACCATGTCATCGGCGTGGGCCATTGGCGTCCCGTTGCGCATGCGCGCCCAAGGCGCCACCGATACGCCGCGCGAGCCTGACTGCCAGGCGCCCCAGCGTTCAAAGCGCTGGTGCCAGTACTTGTCACGCGCCATTGATTGGCACCTCCACGATCACTCCGCGCTCATCACGCGCAAAGGCCTGCGCAAACCGGATCGGCGTGCCCACCTGCAGCCCGTTCTCGCTGGCATGGAACCCAGGCTCACCCGCCACACCAGCCCGCACCACGGCATCGATCTCGGCCTTGCCGAACACCCGGCGCATCTCGTCGATGAAGGCCGCGGTCTCTGGCATCTGTTCTCGCAAGCTGGCCACCTTCCTAACCTCCTAACTGTGTGTGGGGTGATTCGCGCGCACGCCTGCGCGCGCGGGCGCGCGCGCACTCGCACGCCCGTGCGCGGAGGTGTGTTTTTCAGTTGGGAATGTTGGGAACCCCCCAACGGCCAGCGTCAGAACGGCATGTCGTCATCCGCTTGAACCTTGTGCTGCGCGGGCCTAACAGCGCCGGACGTGGCCGCCTTCTGCGGGGGCTTGTACCAGTAGCGCGTCATGCCGTTGCGTTTCTCCACTCGCTCGCAACCGAGCGAGGCCAATGCCTTGCCCACACGCGTTTGCAGATCTCGCGTGAGCTGGGCGTAACTGATCTTCAGGCAGCGAAAGCACGCATCGGCCAGGCTGAACATGCCGCCGTTCTCCAGCCGGTTCTGCGCTTCTTCGAGGTCTTCGTGCAACACCCAGTCGTGCAGTGCGTCGATCAGGCTCTCCTGTTGCACGCGACGCATCTGCTCGGGGCGAAACACCTCGCGCTGCTCACGCTCGCGCGGGTAGCAGCGCAGGCCGGCGTCGTAGTCGTGCACGGCCTCGGCCAGCAACTGCGGCAGCGCGCGGCGCAGGCCTTCCACGTCGATACGTCGGGAGATTTCCAGCGGCCAGAACCGCCGCGCGCCCTGCCCTTCCTTGATGTACTCGCTCTCGTTCGTCGTGCCGATAAACACGCACTGCCGCGGCACCTTCACATTGCGGCGGCTGTACACCGGTCGGTACTGGTCAAACTGGCGCGAGAGGAAGCTCTTCTGCAGGTGCGCCTCGGCACGCGTCACCGACTCCATCTCGGAGAACTCAATCACCCAGCGCCCGTGGATGGCGTTGGCCGCCTCGCGGTTATTGGCCAGGTCGAGCGGCACGTCTGAGCCCCACGCGCCACCCAGCGTCATCGCCAACGTGCTCTTGCGCAGGCCCTCGGCGCCTTCCAGCACCAGGCAGTAGTCAAACTTGCAGCCCGGCTCCATCACCCGGCGCACCATGCCGCGCATGAAGTACCGGGCCACGGCACGCGTGAACAGCGTGTCGGCCACGCCTAGGTAGTCCCGCAGCCATGTCTTGAGCCTGCGCGTGCCGTCCCACCGCATCTGCCGCAGGTGATCCACCACCGGATGAAAGCGCGCCTCGCGCGCCACCAGCTCCACCGCCTCGGTCACCTGCGCGCTGCTCACGTAAAGGCCATGCTGCTGCGCCAGCCAGGCCGCCGTGCGGCTGTCGTCCTCGGCTTCCCATTCGCCCACGCGGCCGAATGCATACGGCGGGAACGTGCGCTTCACCGTCGCCTGGGCAAACTCATCGAAAGCCACCACGCCGCGCCAGCGCGCGTCGTGCCGCAAGATGGTCGCGATGTTGCTCACGTGCGGCACCAGCTCGCCCCGCTTGATGCGCAGCAGGTCACGCCATCGATCGTCGTCAGCCGGATCAACCGGCACCCCGCCGCCACCATCGCCCGCGCCACCGCCGCCCGCAGCAGGAGCATGCGCGGGCGCCGAGGCCTGCCCATCCGCAGGCGCAGCCCCGGAACCGATTTTCTCGGGCGCCGTCTCGCCCGCCGCCTCATCCAACGTCATCAGCTGCTGCACACGCTCGCGCACAGCAGCAGGCGCATCCGCACCAGCCTGGGCAACCAGGTCGGCAACGTCCCACCCGTCCTTGACCGTGCCGGGCTCGGGTATGCGCACCACGCGCACGGCGCATCCCAGCTCCTCGAGCAGCCGGCCGATACCCACCATCGCAGCCATGCCCGGCTGCTTGTGCGCCGGCAGCTGCACGCCCGCCTTGTCAGCCTTGGCATCCGCATCGGGCCAGAGGATCACCTTGCGCCCCGCCAGCGGCGACCAGTCCGCCTTGCGGTACGCCTTGCAGCCGCCCGGCCAGGTGATCATGGGCCACCGGCCCAGCGCCTCACGTGCGGCGTCGGCGCACTTCTCGCCCTCCACCACCAGCACCAGCGCGTTGTCAGGCGCGGCCGCCAGCTCGGGCAGCCCGTACAGCGGCCGCGGCTCGCTGAACGCGCGCCAGCGCCACGCCAGCCCCTTGGTCGGGTGTTTGCTCCACACGCAGGGCAGTACCTCCTTGCCGCCGCTGCTCGTCACAAACCGGTGCACGTAGCCCAGCACATCGCCGGCGGCGTTCCGATACACCCAGCTCTGCGCCGGCTTGCCGCGCACCACGTGCGCAGTCGGCGCGCGCGGGCCATCGACAGGCCAAGGTCCAGCGTCGGTCCACGCGTCTTCGGCAGATGGGTCGGGTGAGGCAGGATCTGCCTGCCGTGTAGCAAGCTCGCTTTTCACGCCGGCCGCAGGGAGCGCCGCTCCACCCGCCTGCCCGCGATCGGCCCCCGGCGCGCGACGCCGACCGCTCACCCGTTGATCGTCAGCAACCGTCAGCCCGCAGGCCTGCGCCACCGCGCGGGCAGCCGCACCCATGTTCACGCCATGCACCGCCGCGTACAGCGAAATCAGGTCACCGCCGCACTCGTCGGTGGCGAAGTCCGCCCAAGCGCCGCGCTTCTTGCCCGCGCTCAGGTTTACCGAGCAACTGTCGCCGGCATCGCCGGCAAGAGAGCCGCACTTCCACTCGTTGCCCACGCGCTTGCCGCCGGGCAGCCATTGAGCCACCAGCAGCTCCGCGCGGGCCACGGCGGCGGCGGCGATCGCCGCGAAGTCGATGGGGGTGCGTGGTCGCGGCACACCGTGCCTTGTCGTGCCGGACGGGCCCGGGCTATCGCCCGCGCACCCAGCCGTTGACGGTCGAGGTCAGAAGCGCCGCCAGACGGTCTTCCACCGTTGCCGGCGGGCTGGCCGGCGCGGCCACGTATGCCGGCACCATCTTGCGGGCGCCCGGCGCGGGGCGGTGATCCACCACCACCAGGCTGCCGGCGCTGGCCATGCGGTACAGCGTGCGGCTGGCGTCCACGCGGCTCAGCTGCAGGCTCACCGCGGCGTCGTAGAAGGTCACCGGCCGCTGCTCGGCCAGCGACTGGATGCTCGCGCGGATCTCGCCCATCGGACGGCCGATGCGGCCGGCGCGGGTGGTCATTCCTGCTCCCACATCAGCTTGCGCACCGTCTCCGGGCAGGCCATCGCTTTCGTGGCGATGTGCGACACGCTCTCGAACGTCGCCGGGTCAACGCACACGCGATCCACCGGCACCACCTTCAGGCCGGCGTAGGTGAGCAGCAGCGCAAACGACTCCAAGTGGTCGTTCTTCAGCCGGCTGATCGTCGACTCAGAGACCCCCATCGCCGTCGCAATCGCCACCTGCCGGCCAGGCTCTGCAAGCGCCTGCAAGACGGCTTGCACCGCCTTGCGTGATCTCTCGGTCGGGCTCATTGAAGATGCGGTCATGAACTCACCCCCGCTTCGTGGCGCAGCGCGCCCCAGTCCACATCCGGGCGCAACTGCTCGGCCCGCACCTTGCCGCCTGTGGCGCGCTCGATCGACGGGCACCGCTCGGCCGGGATTGGCCGCTTGCCGTTTATCCACTGCCCGACCGCCGACGGCGTCACGCCCAGGCTGTCTGCCATCGCGCGCACGCCGCCGATGAGCCTGCAGGCCTGCGAAAGCGCTTCGGTCGGGGTATCCATGGCCGGGCATGGTAAAGCATTGCTTTGGCTATCGCAAGCATTGCTCAGCCGAGGCCAGACTGCGGACACTTTGACCATGGTCAAGAAGCCAGCGGTCAAGACGGCCGACGTCATCGCCGAGCGCATCAAGCCTGCGCTGCAGGGCGTCAATCTGACCTCTCTGGCCGCTGCCTGCGGGGTGACGCGTCAGGCCGTCGACGGCTGGAAAAGGACAGGGCGCATCGACAAGCGGCACCTTCAGACTATTGCGAAGTTCACCGGCAGACCCGTAGAGCACTTCCTCGGCACTGACGAGATCAGCATATCCGGCTTGGAATCGCATCTACTCATGCTGTTCCGCGCCCTGCTCGAAGAGCAGCAGGACGAAGTCATCTCCGTGGCCAACAGGCTCTACAACGCGGCCTATCCAGGCGCCAGCGTGGCCAACCCGTTCTCGGCGCAGGAAGTGCGTGCGCGGTATGCCGTCGAGCCCAAGCCCAGCGTCGAGCGCAAGCGCAAGCCATAATCGCAGCCATGAGCACGCAACCCACCAAACCAGCCGACCCGAAGCCCGTGCGCGTCACGGTGGTCGACATCGATGTCAGCTTCGGCCAGATGATCTGGCTGCTGGTGAAGCTCGCGCTTGCGGCCATTCCTGCACTTTTCATTCTCGGCGTCATCGGAATCGCCATCACGGTCGCCTTCATGGCCGCGAGTAAGTAGGGTTTTCACCACGATCCAGACGTAAAGCATTGCTTGACACGACAAAAGCAATGCTTTAGATTGCCCTCCGTCATCACGACGGAGGGCCCATGTCTCCCACCCGCGCCACCGGCACCACCAGCACCACCGGCACCGCCCCGCTCTACCGCTACGAAGTCCCCTTCCAGCGCGTAGGCACCAGCCCCGCGGACAGCGGCCTGCGCACCACCCAGGTCGTCCACGCCCCCACCGCCGAAGCCGCCATGCGCGCCGCGCTGGCCGTGCTGCCGGCCGCCAGCGTCGACGCCCCCGCCCGCCTGGGCGAAGTGCTGCCCGTGCAGACGTCTGCGCCCGACGGCACGCACGTCGACGTCGCCGCGGCCACGCACACCCGCCGCATCGTCCCGCCCATCGCCTGCCCCAGCTGCGCGCTGCGCGCCTGCACCGTGCTCTGCCACGCCTGCGGCGCATTCAAGCTGCCCAAGCACGTCGCCCCGTTTGCCGAGCGGGAGGCCGCGTGAACCAGCATCACGAAGCGCCGCTGTTCGGTTATCAGCACCGCGATCAGTACCTGAGAAACGCTTCAGTCATCGATCAATACGTCGATCGGTACCCGCACTTAGAGCTGCGCGATGAGTTCATAAAGTGCGAGTGCTACGGCGCGTTCTTCAAGGGACTTGCTGCCGGCGCCAACTTGGACGCGCCGCGGCCGCCTGTAGGCGGGTTCGTCAAGTCAATCATCTTTGACTGCGTGGTGCGCGCATGAACGCCACCACCGACCTCAGCTGCGCCATCACCGCCTGCGCCGCCGCCGAGCTCGCCCTGCGCGCCCAGCACGCCCGCCTGCAGCGTGAACAGCGCGCCCCAGCCGACGAACTGCAGGGCGTGCTCGGGCAGGACGAAGTTCGCGTCGCCCGCGGGCTGTCCACCACCGCATCGGAGTCCGCATGAAACCTACCGAACACGACGCCCGCCACGCCCTTGCGCGCGGCCTTGAACGCACCCGGAAGCGCGCCGACGCACCCGTGCGCCACCGCCAGCACGACCTCGGCCTGCTGGCCTACACCATCGGCATGGCCAGCATCATCGGCATCATCGGCGGCTTCTTCGGCATGGCGATCGGCGCCGTGTTCGGCCTGCCCGGCGTCACGCAGCTCAGCATCTGGCTGCTGGCGCTCGGCTGCGCCGGCTTCATCGGGCTGGTACTGCGGAGTGATGCGTGACCGCGCACCCGCTCGTCGAGCAGCTCGACGCCCTTCGCTGGGCCACCGCCGCGCTGTCTGGCGTAGGCGTCACCGTCATCAGCGTCTACGCCAACGGCATCGACCCGCCGCGCATCCACGTGCGCGATCCCGGCGCCCTGCTCGATGCGATTGACGCCGAAGGCGACATCAACACCGAGCCCGGCCGCTTCTTCCAGCGCGGCGTGCACTGGCACGGATGCCGCATCACCTGGCTCATCGACCGCGGCCGCGCCGCCGATGGTGCGGCCGATGCCGCCGCACAGGACGCCCCAGCATGACCCGCAACCTCGGCAAGGCCATGGCCGAGCAGCCGCAGCCGCCGTGCGATCGCGGCTGCGCCTGGCGCGCGTACTGCTCAGCCACCGGCGAGGCCTGCCCCGCCTTCTACGCCTACGCCTACGGCGCTTCGCAGCAGCGCGTGGATGAACTGCCGCGCAAGCTGTGCCCAGGCGTCACCGAAGACCTCTGGAACCCGCCCGTGCAGATCAGTCAACGCGCCGGCGACGCCACCGCAGGAGCCCCCGCATGACCGAACACCACGCACGCCTCACCTGGTGCGCCACCGGCGCGGCCGCGGCGATCGCGCTGTGCATCTTCACCCTCTTCCCGCTCGGCATGCACATCGGCACGCGCGACGCGCGGCTCATGCAGCAGGCTGACCGCCACGCCGCCATCACCCGCTGCGCCCAGCAAGACAAGCTCGCCG